GCAATACCCTAGCGACCCCAATGGGTTGATGAACCAGACCAGCAACGCCGATATTTCCGCTTCTCAAGCCGCCGCGAATTCCGGGGTGGATCCCCGTGCCATGGATCAGTCCATGCCGCAACAGGCGCCACAAATTCCAGATCAACCCCAATCGGATCCCAATAAGTTCCCGCCATTCAATGTGTGGGCGCAATCTTCAGGATTTCCTAAATCCGTTTCCCCCGCCGTATTTGAAAAGATCGTCAGCAACTACCATGACGAGCGGGCCAAATGGATGGAGATGAATTCTCCCGAGGCCAAGCGCAAGGCGCTCAAAGACGAGTTGGAGCTGCAAAAGCTCCTGCACGAGCGATCCATGTATCCTGCCGTCGATGCCGAGTCCGCAAACAAGGTGGCCGAAAGCAACCAGAAAAAAGATGACGCATTCATCAAGAAGAATTCCGATTTGCAAGATGTGGATTTTGCAATCAACCAGATCGATTCGTTGGCACAGCACCCCGGAATTGATTGGTCGGTGGGTAAAGTAAGCGCCTTGCCAACATTCCCTGGCAGCGACAGCGCCAACTTCCTTGCCAAATATAACAATATCAAGGGTACTCTCACACTCAATGCCCGTCAAAAGCTGGCGGGGCAGGGAAGTTTGAGCGACATGGAAAGCAAGATGGCGGCCAATGCCGCAAGCGACCTTTCCACCGGGCAGAGCAAAGACGAATTTCTCAAGTCTCTCGGAGTGATTCGAGCCAATCTCATGGCCGGTCGCAACCGACTTGCAAGCCAAGTAGAATCCATGCGCCCGGTCGATACCCGGATGCCAATGAGTCAGGGAAATCAGCAGGCCCAATATGGTTCCATGCCTAGCGCTGCGACTGCGTTGCCCATGGCAGGAGGCAAGCCGATTATCGTTCCCCCCGGAGGATCCATTCCTGCGGGTACCTATGTGATGAACCCGGCCACCGGGAAAATGCGGCGGGTGGGTAACTAAAGCCTCCCGTCCCATGGGCAGCAATTACCTCTTTGATCCGCCTGCGGCTTCATCGTCGCTGGTGGCGCCACCTGATGACCAAGAGTATTCGCAAGAGGATATCATGGCGGAACTGGCGCGGCAGAATCAGTCCGTGCCCATGGGATCGCCAGCCCAATCCCTGACCGCTCCACCACCATCCGACCAAGAATATGATCCTGCCGAGGTCATGGCCGAAGTCACACGGCAAACCCAAGCCCGCCCCGATTTAACCGCGCTCTCATCTCCGCAGTCGCTTGACCCGCAACTTAACAGCGCATTCGATGCTGCGGTCACCGATGCAATCCCGCAGGGGCCGCTGAACTTTTCCGATAGTCACCCTGCGCCATTCCAATACCACCCAGGGGGGGTCAACCCCAATCCCAATGCCGGTGACCTCGGACCACTAAAGGATCCCAACCAAGAGTACGATCCTTCGGTCATCCTTGCTCACCACGCCGACCAATGGGAGGATCCGATGTGGCACCCGGCCTTCAATGAGTGGAAGGATGTCCGAGATACACGGCACCAACTTGGGCGCGATACCGTGGCTTATGGCGTATCCCAAGCCCCCGGAGTCATTGGTGGACTGATCCAAACGGCGTGGGGTGGCTTGCAGGAATTTGACAACCTTGCCGATGACCCGACCAAAACCGGCTTCCAGAAGGCTGCGGTTATGGGATCCACCGCGCTTGAAGGTGCCCGTAAGGCAGCGATCAACACCGGCAAACTGGCAGAGCAAATTGCCCCCAGCTACTACCACCCGGAGCTTCTTGGAGGACTTGACCCCATGGCTCCGATTCCGCGCCCGGAGAACATTGACCAAGTGGTGCATGAGATGGCGCAGGAAGATCCGCTGCGCAAAGAGTACGACCGCTACATGGCGAACAAGGCATTCGACCGCGAGGTGGTCGATCCCACGATCACCAATTTAAAACCGATGGGATTACCGTCCCCGCTGCCAAACTTGAGTGACACCGCCGCCATGGTTCTCGCGCCCGAAAATGCCATTGCCGGTGTTGCGGGCAAAATGGTGCAGGGTGCTGGCATTTCCAATGTAATGAAAGGGGCCACGGGCCGTTTCATGTCGAACCTGGGCAACAAGGGGGTGGCACTAGATCAATCGCTTGCCAATGCGGCGGAACAATTTTCCAACACGGTCGAAAACCGTACCGGAATTAGCCTCCCGCAAATTCGCAATGGAGCCAAGTGGGTCGGAGGTCTGGCAGGGGTCGGTGGTCTTGGCGCGGCAGTAACCACCCAAAACCCCGACATGGTCAAGGCCATCACACTCCCCCTTGCGGCCTATGTGGCACTCAAATCGGGCCGGGCACTCATCCGTCCCACTTCGCGCATTGCCCAACGTACCGGGGCCATTTTCCAAGAAGCGGCAGACCCGCTCGGGCCATTGCGATCCCAAGCCATTACCGACCTGACTGCGCCCGGTGCAATCCCCGAGCAGTATCAGGCCGCGCTTTTAAATCCTACTGCCGCCGGGATCAACTCCACCCCCTCCCGCATCGCCAACAATCCCAACCTCCCTTCCTGGGAAAGGCGCATGGGTCAGCGGTTAAGCAACCCGCTCATCGTTGGATCAATCCGAAGCGCTGGAAGGATTGCCGAAGGGGCCGCAGCCGGGGCCGCAACCACACTTCCGTTCATTGCCGCTGATCCAAGCAACTCCAATATCGGAACCCAACTCGGTACGGGTGCGCTTTTTGGCACCGTGGGTAGCCTTGCCCACCGGGTGGTGGGTGGTAATGCCGCAGAAGTCAACCAGGACATCGCCCGTTTCCTCGTGGACACCCACATGGCCCGGGGTGATGTGCAGCGCACCGCAGCACTCCCACCCGAGCGTCTGCGATCTTTGGCTGCATTCCAAGGTCTGGTTGGAAGCAAAGGGGTTGATGTCATTCCGCTCAATGCAAAAGACTATGAGGCCAACACGGCGGCTCTTGGGGGAGGCAGCGGATCTGCCGGGGTTTTCATAGACGCCAACCCTCAAAGCTCCCCCAGGATCTTTATCAATCTGGACAAACCAACCGTGGCCGATTTGCACGAGTTGGGTGAAGCCATCAACTCCTCGCAAGTCATGGGTGGGCAGCTTCGCCGCGACATCCGAAACTCCATATCCCTGGCCTACGGCCCCGAAAAAATATTTAACATGGGGCGGGAATACATCCAGCGCACCCTTAAGTCCGAGGACAAAGCCGCAACAAAACTTGGGCAGCCCGTTCCAGCGATTCCCATGCAGGATCGGGTCACCGAGCGCATGGGTCAGGTGCAGCAGGAATCATATAAAGACCCGTTGCGCGATGCGCAGGATCCCATGGATTGGGCAAGGGATGAAATCTGGGCCGAGACGGTCAACACCGCAGGCATCGATTACAATAAGATCCGGGCCAACGTACCACAGGGAAGCTCACCCATGGGGCCGGTGCGTAACATCCTTGCCGGTGCGGCCCGAGCGCTGCGCTCCATTGGCGTCCCAATCTCGGAACAAACCGGCGGGGTGCAAGCACCCATCTCTGCCATCTTCCAAGACAATCCGCTGATTGGTTCCAATCCATCTTTGCAGAGGCAGGTGGTCAATTACGTCAAGACGTACAACAGTTGGCTGGCAAACATCAACGACGAGTCCAAGGGCAAGGCACCCCGGGGCACCATTGTCTCTCCTGGGGGTTCTTTGCAGGAAGTGATCCGAAGCCCATTTGTGAAAATGCACGAGGGCGACACGCCCGGCGTCACCGAGAACGAATTCCTGCGCACCGAGAACGGGATCACCACGCTCAAACGGCAAGATGTGATCGACCAAAACCAACGGGAGCGCGATGCACAGGTGGAAAATCTGCACGATCCCAATGTGCTGCTCAACCCCAAGCGCAACCCTGCCGATGCCGAGAAGTACGGTCGCCGCATCGTTAACGGGAAGGAGCAAATCGGAGGCCCGCGCTTGCCAGACAATTTCTTCCTAGCCAATCGTATGCCTAAGTGGATCCGCGAGTTTGCCCAGCAGATGCATGACGGGATGAATGACGGAACGGTCTGGCGGGCGCTCTACCATGCCATTGGCACGGGTGACTCCGGGTCATTCAAGGTCAAGAACCTCGGCAACTTTGAGGCCATCCAGCGCGATGTGGTGCCATTTTATTTCTTCAAAAGCGGGGCCAAGAAGCTGCTAGTCAACGTGCTCGATGTGACCGCGCTCAACGGCAAGCTCTACAACGCGCTTAATGAGGGAAAGCTCGGACTCTTTGGACACGATCTAGGGCAGTTCCGCACCGACCTCCAACAGTATTTTAACAACCACAAGCAGGGGCTTCCTGGCAGCAATGGTCTCGGCACCCAGAAGGAGGCCGTGATCAACGGAATGCTTTTTACCGACACCAAGGATCACAAGCTATCGAACCCGCTCTACCGGGAATTTGGCACCCGTGGAGTGATCCGTTCTTTCCGACTCGACCGGCTGGAGGATATGCAACAGGCGCTCGACCCCAACGGCGACCCGCAGAAGGGATTCCATTTTGACTACGACAAGGTGAAATTCCGCATGATGCCAGACGCCGTGGATCCCACGGTGCCGCTGTCCAAGAAGTCACCACCTCGGGCTATGCCTGATGTGGCAGATGAAAGTGGTGATTTTTCAAGTGGATTACCCCGCAGAAATATGGCATCGTCAGGTAGGACAAATATTGATGAAAAAGGCAACATCACTTACCAAGGAAAAGCGCCCAATGAATGGACGCCAGAAGATTTTAAAGGATTTGGTGAAGACTTCGGTGTCGGAAACCTTGGCCCACTTACGCCAATCCAACGCATCAATGACGAGTTGGGAAGACCTGTGGCGGAAATACCCGGCGGCCTCGACGGAAAGTTTACCTACTACGATCTGCTCCACCTCAAGGCGAACCCGGTAGACGTTAAGACGCTGCCGGTAAATCTCCACGCGCAGTTGACGGCCAAGCTGGCCCGCACCATGACCCCGGAAAAGGGGAACCTTGTGCAACGATTCAATGGGTTGATCTTTGGGATGCTATCCCCCAACGCACCGTTATTGCCCAATGAAATAGGTCAGGCCCGTCTGCGCATGAAATCCATGGATGATATCAAGCGGTTTGCTGACTTGCTTCCAGACAACCCAACCAAGGAGCAGTCAGCTGCGCTTAATACCCGACTCAAAGATGAATTAGGATTCAAAGCCGAGGACAAAGGTGGACTTGGTATTCCAATCACCGCCGACCTTTCCAACGTGGTCAAGGCGGCAAAAATGTTTGTCAAAAACCCTGACTTTTTCATTAAGCGTCCTGATGAATCATGGGCCAGCTTTGTTGATAAACTGACAACGCAAGTCGGTGGTCTAGGGACGAAAACGGCGTCCTTTGCTGGCGTATGGCAGGATCCGTTGATGGCATCAATATCTGCCATGGATCGGCATATGGCGCGAATCTTTGCTGATGAATTGGTCACCAATCCAGAAATCCGAAAATCTTTTGAGGGTATTGTACTGAAGCGTTTCAATACTTCCTTGGAAAAATCTCAAAATGTGGCGCGGGAGTTTGATAAGAAAATCAAACGGGCAAGTGGAGACAAGTTGCAGAAATTACAGGAAGACCGTACAAAAGCGCTGAAAAAACTTCCCGATCCCACACTTTCAAAAGCGGACACTTTGGATGATGTCTTGGGCCAAGCCAATATTTTTGGAGCCGATAAAGTAAAGGATTTCCTTAATGAGGCAGTCTTTTCTGCAATGGGAAGTAGAAAAGCAAAATTGATGACCAAAAAGGGAATTAATCCAAACCTTCCCGATTCCATTAAAGGAGTGGAGTGGGTTGAGACTCCCAAGGAATTCCAAGTCATGAGTGATGCATATCGCGCCGCGCTAGAACTAAACGCCAACCGGGCCAAGGAAATGGGAATCGAAATATTCCCAGCCCAATGGACGTTGTGGGATCGTATCCGCCAACGCGTTGAACCACATGAGGCAATGTTCCCTGGATTAGAAAAGCTCCCAGCTCTTAATGACGGTCAATTATCCAGCGCCTATGCTTCCAACAAGGCGGCAGGATACATGACAACTCCCAAGGAAGGTAAGAAATGGAAACGGCAGCAAGGAATTTCACCATCTGAATTGGCGTACTTTGGCGTACCTGCACTCATAGGTGGTGGTGTTATATCACCAAGCAATCAGCAGTCGGATTGATCGCGTCATGAAACTGATCTCCGCCAAGTCTCTTCGCAGCGAGTTGGATGCGGTCAATCAGTCCGCAGAGATCGCCCGTCTCAAGAAGCAGCTTGCCGCCAGCGAGTCTGCAAAGGCAAAGCTGGCCGCAACACTCGATAGGCACCTACACACACCCAAAGCCCGGATCATCACCCCCAGCAAGCCACCCAAGCGTGGCAAGGATGATCTGGTGCGGGTCATCATCCCCGACACCCATGGCGCCAAGGTTGATGAGGCGGCACTTGCCGCTTGTCTCGGAGACATCAAGTCGCTTAACCCGGATGAAATCATTTTGCTTGGTGACCATGTGGATGCCGGTGGGTTTCTAGCCCAGCACCACACGATGGGATTTGTGGCAGAATCCGCTTACACTTACGAATCCGACATTGCCGCCACCAACGCATTCCTCGACGCGCTTTCCACCGCTGCGCCCCGTGCCAAGGTGGAGTACATCGAAGGCAATCATGAGCGTAGAATTGAACAATGGGCACTAACACAGACGTTGCGCAACTCGCGTGACGCCGAATTCCTGCGCCGCGCCTTTGCCCCGGAGTTCTTACTGCGGCTCAAGGAGCGGGGTATTGCCTATTACCGGCAGTCGGAGTTCTACGATGACCTTCCGTTGCCCGGCACGATTCGCAAGGGGAAATGCTATTTTACCCATGGCACCTCCACCAGCAAGCAGGCCACCACCGTGACGCTTAACAGCTTTGCCGGGAATGTTTGCTTCGGGCACACCCACCGGGAGCAATCCAGCAGCGCCCGCCCCGTCCACGCCGGTCAGATTCGAGCATGGAATCCCGGATGCCTGTGCGAATTACAGCCCTTGTGGCAGCATGGAAATCCCGTCTCTTGGACTCACGGCTGGGCCTTGCAGCTTGCCAACCGCAGCGGGGAGTTCCTGCACCTCAACATCCCAATTGTCAACGGAAAGAGCCTTCTTGGGTCGCTTGCTGGTCAATTTAAATGAATCCACCCACCGTAGCGGAGGCAAGGGCAATGTCACCACGGTTAGAAGAGGTGCCCGAGGGATGGTTTTCTAGAGAGCAATTGGAAACGGCGTGGAACCTGGGCGCGGCCCAGACGGGCAGGCTGATCCGCGATGCGGTGCGCAATGGAAAAGCCGAGGTACGCAAGTTCCGTATACAAACCGTCCTCCGGGGTCTGTACCCCACCGAGCATTACAAGTTTTAGTAGGGTCGCTTATGTCGATCTCATCGACAGGTATGCGGAACCTGTCGATTTAGCGCCGACGATTCAATGCTTCAGTTGATTGATCCTGCATTATTTAATGCAGATGCACTTTTATAGAAAGTCCCTTGCGTCTGGATTCCATAAAGCTGGGCATGGTCTAGGCGAGAGGCGCTCATTTGACGTGACAAATTTTTGGCGTAGTAGGTTTCGGTCGTGGTCACGCTACGATGCCCTAGAAATGCCTGCGCGGCGAATATGCCGTATCGTGTGGCAACACGCGACCCAGCCCATCTACGAAGCTCGTAGGCCAGCTTGCGCCTTCCCTTGATGTATGGCTCAACAAATCGGCAAATCTGGCGGTCGCAAATTTTTGTCCTTTCGGCGCTAGTGCCTGGCACCAGATATGCAGAATCCTCCTGCTTGTAGACCATAAGCTCGGCCCAAAGCTCATCGCTAATTTCTGGGAACCGTGCCACCGCCTCGGCATAGTTGGCCTTCACCCGAAGGGTGCGGTTATGAACCGGCCTTCCCTCTAGGTCAAAGGTGGTGCGGATGACCACATCTTCCCAACGGGCGTTCTTGGCCTCGATGTTACGCAGCCCAAGTTCGCTCATGAGAATGTAGACCACCCAAATTGGGTCGCGCTTTCTCCAAAGCGCTGCCGCTGCGCTGGTAAGCCCCTCAACCTCGGCGGGGGTAAAGTCGGTGAAAGATTCATCAAGTGCAATTTTAATATCGGGCCTAACTCGGAACCCTTGCAGGTCAGGAAGTTTTAATTCCTTGTAAATGTGCATCCGAGATTCCTTGAACACGGCCCGCGCCTGGATAAGCGAGGCCCGGATCCCATTTTCACTACGTCCAAGAAGGCGACATTCCTTCACGAATTCGTGTACCAAGTCAGCGGTTAGTATATTGGATCGCAACTCCAGTACGTTTTGCTTGCCTGTGGCGATGCGTAGAAAACGTATGAATTGTGAAGCATAATCCTGTGTTGCGGCGCGACTGATCGGCATTCCTCCCTTTTGCCGATTGTAAACATCAAGGATATTTCCAATCGTGCAGTAGTTATTGCGCTTGGTCATGGCCTCCACGACCTCCCAATTTTCGCTCTGGGCTGCGGTGAGGTAACTGATGGCCTTTTCAATGGCCGCTGCCTTGATCGGTGTGGCGAGGCTTTTCCATGTATCTTTTCCGTTCTTGTTGTAACGGAACTGGAATGTGTGCTTATCGCCACGCTTGTACAGGGTGTACTTGCGGCCCCGGTATTTAAATTCTCCTGCTGGAACGAGTGTGTTGCTCATGGTGGTTTGGGTTGTGGTATTGCTGATTTCCTCCACCCTAGATGCTACAGCTTTTGCTACAAGTATTTTGTTCAATAACGCTACGCAACTTTCCACGGGATTCTATATAGCAAAACCCAATATACAGAGTAAAAAGTCACCTGTTGCCCTATTTTACAGGGAAAATTGATGCGCAAAATCGTATGCAGTAACCTGATCAAGGATGATAATGTAACTCTTTTAAAATGGTCGTGCTACAGGTTTTGCTACAACTTTTTTACGCAAACACCTGATTTATCACCTGATTCTAGAATCGGGTTTTGACTGCGTTTGTGTTACAGATTTTGCATCCAACTCGGCCCCAAGTTTTCGGATGCAAGCCTCCAACGAGAGGACGTATCGCTCGTACAATTTAAGCGTGTCGGCCTCCGATAATTTTGGTGGGTGGTCAAGTCCGAAGCGGAGCTTTAACCATGTGCCAAATGCTGGGGTGGTTTTCGGCATGATGTAATTGGGTGCGGTTGGCGTTTTGTCATCCCACAGGGTTACCATTGGTTCAGACGCGGGTGCAGGTGCGCTTGGCGCTGGCAGTTCGTAGACTATCGGTGCCGGTGCGGGGTATTCGATGGGGGGAAAAATTATGGGATCCTGCGCTGGCTGTGTCTGTGGTGCGGATGGCATGATAACCGGCACCACTCCACCCTGGGGGCCGACCGCCAAGCTGGCGGTGGTTCCAACCGGGCCAATGATTGACCCGTATCCTCCATGCGCCCCCACGGCGCTCCACATGATGCCATTGGGCTGCTTGGTTACGACCACCGTGCTCATGCCGCTTGGGCCGTTGATGTTGTAGCCTTGCGACCATGTGGTTGATGCGCACAGGCTAACGACAATTACAATGATGTGTGTGCGGTTCATTCTTTGTAAATGGTGATATCCTTGGTGGCCCGCAGCAGGGTCTTCAACTCCCGCAGAATCATAATGACCATTCCCGGTGGGTGTTTCATGAGTAGTTCTTTAATGATGCGTATGGCTTCGGATTTTGCTTCTTGGTGACTCATTTAAGGCGCAGGGTGCTGTGCCCCGTATACGTCCGTTGTCGGATTTTTGCAACCCATGTGCGGCAACGGGTGATGTTATTTTCCTTGTGGCGTTGTTCATTCTGCCAGCGTTTGAGCCGATTGATTTGGCGAATGGTTGGTTTCATGGCCGTGGTTTTATGGATTGAATTATTTGGAGGAAGTGTAGAAAAACTCGTAGCGGCGTGCGTAGTGATCGACTGACCAAAACTCGCTTTCCGCCTGTGTAAGATTTTCAAGCGCCTTACGAATGTCTTTTCCTTGAGCATAAAGGTCGGCAACAATTTGCTCGGCATCCTGCCTGGCTTTTGCGGCTTTTCGGTATTCAATTTGAGTGCGCCGTGCGGATTGAAATCCGGTGCAGATGTATTTGCTGGTTTTTGCGTATGCGTTCATTGTCGTAATCGCTGTTGAGTTATTTGCTGATCCTAGTGCGGAACCTGCGTTTGAGTTCAGCGGCCTCACGCTTGATGGCAAGGGCTGCTTTTTTGGCTCTTGCTTTGGCAAGGTGCGCTTGTTGGCACCTGCTGCGGATTGCCCAATGATAAACATCCTGTAAGAGAACCGTCTCTGCCCGGCGGGTGCCGATGGGTCGAATCGAAATGGTATCTCCATCCGATGATGGTGTGAGGGTGACTACGAGGTTGCGCCCGGTATCTGAACCGTAGCCCCATCCAAGTGTGTCGCGGGTTTTGCGAACTACTGGCTTGTTTAATGGTGTCATGTTTTGCTTTGCCCGTTTGGTCGGTCGGCTCTTCCGTTTTGGTTGTTGTGTACCTATGGGGTACGATGTGAACCATACACCCCTAAAATGGGGTTGTATACAACTTTCTTCAATTATTTTTACCGGCCAGCAAACGTAGTGTTCATGGTGCTGTAGCCGGGTACACTCACGGCAACGTCGGTGGTGCCGTTGGTTTTTCTACGGCATTAGTCGGTTCTTCAGCCAGCCCGTAGACTTGATATACGGCCTCGCGGATCAACGGTGCTATTTTAGTTCCAGGCCCGCGTTGCCTGGCAATGCGTTCAAGTTGTTGATGCATTGCTGCCGGGATGCGAATTTTGAATTCTCGGTCTAGTGGTTCGTTCATACTCCCCAATGTATACCAACAGGAACCCTGCGCAAAGGCCCGTTGATGTTGTAGCCCTGCGACCATATTGAAGTTGATGCACGCAGACAGGCGTCCATTGCGATTATGAAATTCTGTTTCATGATATGCTCAAATGTATGATCTTGCTGTCAAACAACTCTTTGTAATACACATAACAGCGTGCGGTTAGGCTTTCTTGTTCTGTTTGGGGTTTTCCTCATGTCCTTTCTCCGATAGCTCGGTCGGTATCGGTATTGGCGTGGAAAGATAACCATGCAATGGGGTGCGCTTAAATTCTTTACCTTCACGCCATGCTTGGATCAACGCTTCACGCATCCATGTTGATCGGCTGATGCAATCCCGTTTTGCAAGCACATCAATTCTACTTACGAGATCTTTCTCGATAGAAAAACCTACTTGAGTTGAATCAATTCCAAGAACGCGTTTTTTTGGTTCCTTCATGCATTCAATGTAGCACTTTTTAAAGTTTGTAAAAGACTTTAAATTATAGTCTGTAGGAATCTGTAAAAGATCTTGTTGCAATAATCTGTGAAAGTCTGTAAAAGTCATTTCCATAAGCAAAACACTTATGGAAGAAACCACAACCATCGCAGCCGCTGGAGTCCCATTGGATCTGGTTGAATGGCTCGACGAGCAAGCGAAGTCGCAATGCACTTCCCGCTCAACGATCATCCGCCAAATCCTTTCCAAGCGGGTACATCAAGACTCACACAAGCAGGTCGATACGACCGAAATGGAGGCCGAATGATTGCCCTGGCATTCGCGGTATTGACCGCATTTTTGATTATTGGACGCCGTGAAGCGGCAGAGGTTTTGGCGTGGATTTTTTCTCGGGTGTCACGTTGACCATGAAACGCGAGATCATGGCCCTAGAAATCCGCCAAGGTCGCAACCGGCTCGTGCTAGAGAAGATTGTTCCTGGTGAGTTGTTACTCGCCGCTGTCGCCGCCCCCGTTTCTTTTTTTTATAAAATCACGCTCAACGGGTCGATGAGGGAGTGGACAACGGATCCGCATGAGGCACAGCGCGCATTCCGCGAGGAAGCTCGGTGGATGCGGACAGGACACCACTCTGCGGAGGTGCTGCCATGAGTATCCTGCGCCGTTTTTGGATTTGGTATGCCAACGCAGTTGGTTATCGCAAGCGACCCTGCCCTTTCTCGGGATCGCAGCCCCGAGTGCAGTCAACCGTACACCCGGAATGAGTACCGCGCCTGACCGCTATCTCAAAATCCGCGAGGTTGCCCAGCGCATATCGGTCTGCACCAAGTCCGTGCGCAACTACATTGCCAATGGCGACTTCGGGCCGGTCATGCGTCTCTCGCAAACTGATATACGCATCCCCGAGTCGGGACTTCAGAAGTTCATACGGGAGCGCCTGACATGAGCGACCGCGATGCCATCCAGCTTCTGCTCGACGCCGCCGTTCTTTTTTTTCTCGTCTGCATTTTCAGAACCCAGCGATGAACAAATCCTCCTGCAATTCTGAACCCGCCGCCTTTCTTTTTTCGGAAGAGGAACTCGGTTTGGAAAAGGTAGGAGATCCTACGCATACAGGAACTGGAGCATCCACGGGTGAGCGCTTGTTCAGCCAAAGGCCCGACCTGTATCAATCTATTGTTTACCTGCTTTCCCAGGGAACTGGCATCCGCGAGATCAAGCGGATCACCGGGGTTCATCATCGAACCATCGAAGCTGTGCTGACTCGCGAGGGTCAGACTATTGACACGGCCCGGCGAGAATTAGGTGCTCGTGCCCTGCGGGTTGCATCGATGGGAGTTGAGCGCTTGGAGGAAATCGTTGCCGGTGACACCACGGTCAAGGCCGGTGAACTTGCCATGGTTGTTGGTGTCCTGACCGACAAGGCCCAACTCCTCACGGGTGGCGTGACCCAGCGTGTTGAGCGAGTGGACTCGGTGCAGATCGCTGCCGGGTTGGAGAAGATGCTGGCGGATCTACCGCTGGCGGAGATTCGTGAGATCGGTTGTGGGTCGGGAAATGTGCTGCCAATAGCGGACGGTGCCGACCTCGATCCTGGCGTCATTTCACAGCAGTCTGATTCCAGATCAGGTGCAGCGATGCCATCCGACTCTGTTAATCCTGACGATGCTACAAGTGATGCTACAACCGGCGGCGAGTGTGATGGTCACACCACGGCACCGGCACCCACCCCGGTAGGGGGGGAGGGGGTCGGCCCGGCGGCGACCGGCCAAACCGCCGACCAATCGGTTGAGTCAGAAATTTTTGGGCAATGCGATTCGATATCGCCGCTCATCCCCTCCGAGGATTCAAACCATTTCACAACACCATGACCATAAAAACAGCCGCAAAAAAAAGAAGGGGGGTGGGCGATGAGCCTGCCATACCCGATAACACACCCGATTCGACCTTTAGCGAGGAGGCGTGTGCCGAGCGCCTCGGGATCCCTCTGGAGGCGGTGAAGAGCATCAGGGCATCCTACCTCATTCCGGGGCCAGACTTTACCCGAACCGGGCACTTCGTGCGCGTATCCCGAACCGGGCTGGACAAGATGGCCCAGCTACTTGGCGAAAAAAACGCCGGGCCTGATGGGCAGGAGATCCGCACACTCATCGTGACTGCGGCCAACTTAATGAATCCTCGGATTGTCATGGCAATGGCTCCGGGGGATTCCACCCCTCTGCGGGTGCGGGTGAAGAGCGCAGAGAAGTGGCTCCGGGGTATGGCGATCCCAAAATGCCGCAAGATCGGTGACGGGCTATATGCCTACGAGGGACGCCAACCTCGCTTCAAAGGTCGGATGTAATATGAGCCGAACTCGCCTCATAAAACCTGCGCTCTTTGAAAACGAGGTGCTGGGTCAGTTGCCCGGAGACGCAGCGCTGCTGTTCTGCGGATTGTGGTGCCTCGCGGATCGGGATGGTCGGCTGGAGGATCGACCCATGCGGATTAAGGCAAAGCTCTTTGCCTATCGCTCGGTTGACGTAAACAAATATCTCAATGCTTTGCACGATCATGGGTTCATCGTCCGCTACGAAGTCGGTGGTGAGCGGTTCATTGAGATCCCGACATGGGCAAAGCATCAGCGGCCACACAATACAGAGAAGGCCAGCGCCATTCCTGCAAGTTCCTCATCATCAACGCCTCCGTTATCCAACGGAGAAGTTGCGTTAGATAACGCACTTTCTCCCAACTCTAACGGCAAATATCTGCCCTTAACCCTTAACCCTTCTCCCTTAACAGATACCTTCCCCGGCGGCGTTGCCGCACCGGGTGAGTGCAAGCAGGTTGACCAGAATCTTACCCGAGCCAGACGCCTCTTCCGACACCGAGATTCCACACCATTGGACTCATCCGAGTTATCCGCTTGGAAAAAAAACAAGGGTGCGGTGGCAGCAACCCAAGAGGAGGATTGGCAGGCGCTGGAGTGGTACTACGCCTCGCGTGACCCGGAGATCGCGAACTATCGCAGTCGGGGGCTTTCCAAGGCACTTGGCAACTGGAACACCGAGATCCGCACCGCTCACGAAAAACTTCGGACGGCACCCCGCAGCGAAAAAAAGATCCCGGCTGCGAAAGAACCAGAGGGATGGCAGGCGGCATTAGCCAAGCTCTACCCAGACTCGCCTCCATGGGAGAACGGTTATGCAGCTTTAACACCAGAAATGCGCAAACAAATTGATGAGGCGCTGGCCTCGGAGGTGATCGCATGAGCGCGGTGTCGATGTATCCAAACTCTCCTGATGCGGAGCGGGGTGTCCTCTGCTCGGTGTTGCTTTCCCCATCCTGTTTGGATGATTTGGTCGAACTTTCCGAGGGGTCGTTTTATCACCCGGTGCACGGCGTGGTCTGGGCGGCATTGCTGGATCTGCACCGAGCCAACAAACCCATTGACTTGGTCACCCTGACCCAGCACCTCTCCGATACAAAGCTCCTCGACCATGTCGGTGGCCCGGCAACCCTAGCCGAGTTACAGACCTTCCTGCCAACTGCTGCCAACGTCCTTGAGTACAAGGAAATCCTGATTGAGAAGCAGGCAAAGCGCGATGTGATCATGACGGCGAATGACACCGCCCGCATGGCCTCGGAGAGCAACGAGTCGGCGGTGGAACTTTTGAATCGGGTTGAGGCTCGGTGGATGGAGTTACGGGTACGCGGTCAGCGCGGGCAGTCGCTGCGCCCATTGAAGGAATTTGTAATGGAAGCCGTTGATTCCATCGAACTTGCGTGGAAGAACCGGGGCCAATGCTCTGGTTTGGAAACAGGCATCCACAAGTTTGATCGAATGCATGGCGGCCTGAAGCCGGGTGACCTCATCATCATTGCCGGACGACCATCCAACGGGAAGAGCGCGTTTGCCATGCAACTGGCGCTGCACATTGCCAAGCTAGGCAATCGTGTCGCTGTTTTTTCGCTTGAGATGACGGGAAAGCAACTGGCCCAGAGGCTTGTTTGCGGCGAGTACGACCTTGACCTCCAACACCTGCGTGATGGGTTCATCACCAAGGAAAAGATGAATGGCCTTGTCTTTGCAGCTACGCAAGTTGGCAAGCTGCCCATTGAGATCGATGAGACGCCAGCGCTGGAGATCCACGATTTTCGTGGCCGCGCCCGGAGGGCCGTTGCTGCCGGTGCCAAGTTGATCGTGGTTGATTACTTGCAGTTGTTCAAAAGCGACACCAAGCGGGGGCGCGAGAACCGCGCACACGAGGTGGCCGAGGTCAGCATGATGCTCAAGGCCACGGCCAAGGAACTGAATGTCCCGGTGCTGGCGGCGGCACAACTCAACCGCAACGCCGATGACCGCTCGACCCCAAAGCTATCCGATTTGCGGGAGTCGGGTCAGATCGAACAGGACGCCGATGTGGCGCTCCTGCTCAATCGCCCCAACAAGGATCGGGTCGATGAGGATGGCAAAAAAAATGATGATGGGTATTGCGAGTTGGTTCTCGCAAAGCAGCGCGCAGGCCCGACCGGCACCATCGAACTCACATTTGACGGTGCGCACACGCGATTCATCAACCGCGACAAAAAGATGTACAGCACCAACCCCGCCGAGCGGGAGGGAGGTGCAAGGTGAGCGACTCCACCAGCAGCGTGGACAAGTGCCTCGACCACCTCTCGCTCGTGATCAACCAGCGGACACTCTGGGTGGAGGCGGCGGTGGCCTTGGCCGAATGTATTTGCTGGGGCAAAACCAAATCAAAAAAACTCACCAAGCGGGAACACGCCGCAATGGTGAAGTTTTCCGAGGCCATGGATGCGTCCGAGTCATTCATAGCCAAGGTAATCGTGGTCACCGGGGAGGGGGAAGCATGACCCAGATCGACCCCAACGAGGCCATGATCGATCTGGCCCGCGCCGTCTTGCTTCAAGCCATTGAGGACTACGTCACGCTTCGGGAGCTTGGTTGCGTCCGGGGCCATGTGATTGAAACCAAAATGTGGAACTACACCATCAACACCAATTGGCGGTTTAAGCCAATCGGGTACTCGGCACCGCACATGGTGCGCGAGTTGATTGATTTCCTTGCCGGGCCTGATCTCGATGTCCTGTGCAGCTTTCTTGGTCAACCGGCCTGCCGATTAAGGAAACGGGTCGGCATTGTGGAAGGTTCCGAACCGTTACTGACCACGGCGGATATGCCGTGGATCTCCACCCCATCCATCACTCGCCGAGGGCCATGGACAAAACGCAAAAAGATGAAAAGCGGTGAAAACCTTGCATCTCCCAGCCTTTACAGCAAACGACCTACCCACATTAACAAAAGCGAAAGGAGCAACCCATGATTGAGGACATATTATCGGAGGCTGGGCGACTTGTTGGCGGTGACCGCAACGATAGCTACGGCGATGGCGTTGTGGAGTATAACAAGATTGCGGAAATATTTTCTACGATGACCGGGAAGAGGATCACGGCCAGCGAGGCCGTGCTGCTGATGATGGTGATGAAATTGGTGCGTGAGGCCAACAAACCGAAGCGCGACAACTTGGTCGATCTGTGCGGATACGCGCTAATTGCCTCACGCATCCAACGGGATGTGGAGGAGGAATCTCAATTACTGGAGCGATGAAGAACCTTACGCCCCGCACCGATCACCAAGCAAAACCCGCCGGTCGCATGGGTGAGAGATCCATGGTGGTTCCCTATGCTTTTGCCGTGAGTTTGGAACTTGAGATTCAGCGACTCAAGTCTGACCGCGATAACCTTCGTGAGCGCAACCTCCACCTCATGGAAGACCTTTGCATGAGCGATGACGGGAGCGGCCCGGCATGGTGTGCCGGTTGCGGTGGACTCATGCGGGCGGTGCGTGTCGGTCGGCACGAGTGCTTTGCCTGTGAGCGCATGGACGAACTTCAACGGCAGTTAACCAACAACCAAGGAGGCAACCATGAGCAAGAGTGAAGAATATGCTGCGGGGTTCGTGGCCGGTCAGGAGGAAATGCGGGAGCGCATCTGCGCGCTCGTACATCAGCACCACTACGAGTTGGCGGTGCGTTACCACGGTCGGGGTTCAGAGACGGCCCTGCTGATCAAAAACATCCTGCACGATGTCCGCGAGGATCACAGTCAGGAACTGGAACCATGACGCCACAGGATATAGAAGAAAAACGCCGCCGCGCTGCGATTGCACAAGATCGGGCCACCATGCCGTTTGATTTTGGCGTGAGTGAGGTGGTGTCTTCGTCCCCAGAGCCTCCGAGCCGACCTAGTTCACCCGTCTGGGAAACCTATTGGCGACAGGAGGGCATCCGTTATCTGGGCAACGACCTGCCCAAACTTCCCGATGCCATGGAGCGGTTTCGCCACGCATTCGAGCTTGGGTATCTGGCCTGCCGCCGCATTGAAAAACCATGAATGCCGAAGATCACGACATGAAACTCATCACCGGGGCCGTTGAGTCGCTGGGAGAGCACTTTGACGCCGTGCAAATCTTTGCTTCCCGTGGCGAGGTGGATCGGGGTGACCAGATTGCGGTGAATGTCTATTCGGGTTGTGGAAATTGGTTTGCAAGGTACGGACAGGTGCACAACTGGATCGTGGCCGAGGATGAGCGTACCAAGGCCCGGATCCGCATGGAACTGCTGGATGTGGAGGACACCGAATGAGCGCGGGCAAGGGATCCACTCCAAGGAACTGTTTCACGCAGTCCTATCGTGACAATTATGACGCCATTTTCCGCAAGGAAGACCCCGATGCCGACATTTCCGAAGAGATGCGGCGCATTATTGCCACCGAACCTGCCGATGACGAACGGCATACCAAACTCGTCGGTCTGGCATTTGCCAAGGCCGGTCGAATGCTGTCCCGGCGGCAGAAAGGGTCGTATCGCACCGTTGCACCCCATCCCGAATCATGAGTTTCAAGCGCGTCTGCACCGCAACCATTAACGGAAAGCGCTGGACGATTGGGTTCGGGTTCCCAGGGAAAACCCGTGGCGTCGTTGATGACGGTTCAGCGGACAAGTCCAAGCGCAGGATCGTGATTCACGCCAAGCACAATGGCCGCACCCGGAGCCTTGTTGAGTGTATTTGCCACGAGCTTCTCCACGCCCGATTCGGTGACATTGAGGAGGCCGCTTGCACCGAGTACGGCGAATTGGTGGCACGAGTCTACGAAAAACTTTCAGTCCACGAATAGTAAAACCCAAACCAAAACAACACATGAGCGATAGCAACACACCAAGCAACAAGGGCAGTTTTGTCCTATTTAAAAACGAGCGGCGAGAAGGGGATAACCCGCGCAAACCGCTCTACAGCGGATCCATCGAACTTCCTGATGGAACCAAGCTGGATCTGGCCGGTTGGGTTAATGAGGGAAAGCCCGGCAGCAAGATTGAGGGGAAGAAATACATCAAAGGCGAGGTCACCCCGCCATGGGTGCCTGCGCCACGGGTCGAGACTCCCGCGCCAAGTGCCGAGATCAATCCAGAGCACCCGGTGCATGGTTCCGATGACATCCCTTGGTAAGGAATTCCCATGAGGCACACGGGATTCAGTAAATGATCCAATCCAATCACCCGGTCTTCCCCGAGGCCAAGCCATTATCCCGCGAGGCGGACGGGAGGATCGTGTGCGCGGTTGGTGGTGTGGAGCGACTTTTCACCCAAGAGCAACTTGTTGACTACATTACCCAGCGGGAGGAATCGATCCGACTAGAAAAGTCCGACCCGCTACGCTACGGGTACGAGCCACCGGCATGGCTCCGCGCCGACCAGCAGCGCTCCGCGCTGCGGGAAAAGTTCCCGGTCGGAGTTGTGGAAGAATGGGTTTTTGGCGGTAACCGGGCAGGCAAGTCGGAGCGGGCGGCCAAGCGGATTGTGCAAATGATGCTGTCAACCGACAACGCCAGGGTTTGGTGCCTCCAGAGTACCGAGGCGTCATCCATTGAAAACCAGCAGTCCCTGATCTGGAAATATTTGCCCCCGGAATACCGGCACGAATCGGGTCGACTCAAACAGGGCACCACGACCAAGATCAACTACAGCGTTTCTGGCGGATTTACCGAAAACAAACTCGTGCTTCCCAACGGATCCATGTGCGTCTTCAAATTCTATTCCATGGATGTCCGCTCGGTGGAAGGTGCCGAACTGAATGCCGCATGGGCCGACGAACTAGTCACCCCCGATTGGTTAGAAGCGCTCCGCTATCGTTTGCTCACCCGTAACGGGTTGCTGAATGTCACCTTCACCCCGATCCTTGGCTACACCTCCACCGTGGCCGAAATCCTCAACGGCGCGGTGACCGTGGAAAGCGTCCCGGCGGAACTTTTGCCTAAAATCAATGGCGATGGATTAGAGCAAGTGCCGGTCATCCAGCAGCCGGTTCGCCGCAACGCCACAATCTTCTATATGCACACCGCAGGGAATCCCTACGGGAACTACGAAAGTCTGAAAGTCGTGCTGGAGGGGAAGTCTCGCTCGGTGATCCTCTGCCGCGCCTATGGTGTCGCCACAAAATCCCGCACCACCCGTTTTCCACGATTTGCGGATGATGTTCATGTCATCGACCCGGGAAAAATTCCCCAAGACGGGAGCAACTATCACATTGTGGATCCTTGTAGCGGTCGAAATTGGTTCATGATCTGGGTCAGGGTCGATGTGCGCGGCAGGCACTTCATTTACCGCGAATGGCCCCCGGTCGATCAATACATTGCCGGGGTGGGAGTGGTCGGGCCATGGGCCGTGCCCAGCGGCACGAAGCAAGATGGCGAGGCTGGGGATGCGCAGAAGAGCTTTGGGTGGGGACTAACCGAGTACCGGGATGAGATCCACCGCATGGAAGGTGGGGAATCCATCGTTGAGCGCCGTATGGATAGCCGGTATGCATCCAGCGCCACTTTGGCCCGCGAGGGGGTAACCACACTTTTGGAGGAATGTGAAGAGGTGGGTCTATCCTTCCTACCGGCCAGCGGTGAAAACATCGATGAGGGTGTCGATTTGATCAATAATATGTTGGCTTACGACCCTGATCGGGCCGTGAGTCTGGACAACGAGCCAAAACTCTACGTCTCGCGTGACTGCGCCAACGTAATCTACGGACTCAAAGAATGGACGGGGGCGGATGGACGCAAGGGCGCATCCAAAGACATTGTTGATGTCATTCGCTACATGGCCTTGGCCGATTTCCAGTACGTCGAGGGAGACATCTTGCGACCCACGGCACCGCTAGGCACCTATTAAAATGCTTCCACTCCTGCTCCGCCGCGCACAGTTGCAGCAGTATCTTGCAGAGCACGGAATCGGTGTCGCCGCAATGCGAAAACTGATTGCCACCGGGAAAATTGAACGACGATACATTCCGGGTAAATCGGGAGGCCGCGCATACTTCTCGCTGACGCAAGTCAATTCTGCTATTTTGAGTCCCAAGGCGCCCGAAAATGAGACACTAAACCATGGCACAATTTGACCCAGACGAGGGCCACCGCATTGAGCGCATTGGTGCGCTCGATGCAGGCGGTGAGAGGGATTTCTTGGACAACCTCCGCGAGTTGTCCTCGGAGTTGGTGCAGTCCACCCGTGATGCATTTTGGTGGTATTCCCGCAGCGAGGCCGCATACCACTCGCGGCTTAATTTCTGGAACGGGCAGAGCGCGGATGGGCGCAAGCATGGTGCCGATCTCAATGCAATGCCATTCCCGTGGGAAGGGGCATCCGATATGCGTCCCCGATCCATCGACGCGCTTGTCAACGAGCAGGTGTCTTTGATGATTCAAGCCTTTACCAAAGCCAATACGCAGGCGGTGGGCATGAATGCAACCGATGTCGAGTGGAGCCGAAAGGTTTCCACGCTCATGCGGTACATGGTCTGGAACAAAATGCGGCCACAGGTGCGGCGAGAACTTGCACTTGCTGCGAACTGGCGGCAAGTCTACGGATCAAGCCTCATGGCGGTGATGTGGGATCAGCAAATGCGCCGCACCACCCAGGAGGTGACCATTGATGGACTTGCTACCATGGCTGCGGCCTCCGATGACCAGCAGATGGTTGAGCAGGCCAAGCAACAAATCCTAACCAAATTCCTCGACCCGACTTTTGAGCCAGAAAACTTGCGGATGATCATGCAGTTGAGTCCGATCCTCAAGACCGGCGCGGCCCGCAAGTGTTTGCGCGAGTTGCAAACCTCGGGAACCACCACGATTCCGGTGCCCGAAGTGTTTGCGGCCATGCCACGGTGGCAGGCGCTGCTGCCCATGATTGATGTCTTCTTCCCCACGACCACCGATGACATTCAGCGCGCACCATGGGTGGCACACCGGGAGCGACTCACCGAGGGAGAACTTCGCGACCGCATCAATACCCATGGGTACGATGCCGATTGGGTCGAGGAGTGCATCAAGCACAAAGGAACCATCATTGATAGCCTCACAAGCAACCTCCTCTTGCTTTCCGAAAGCCGACGCAACTTCTGGGGTGTCCTCGACTACTCCCAGCGCGACCTCATTGAAATTTTTCATTACTTCCGCAAGTCCATCGACGATGACGGACTCCCGTGCGTCTACAACACCGTTCTCTGCCTCCCGGTGCGCGACATGGTCGGCCTCGACGAACCGCTACCCTACGAGCACGGACTCTATCCCTATGTGACTTTCCAGCGGGAGCACATTGCCAGGACGATTTTGGAGTCGCGCGGCGTGGCATCCATTGCCGACTCGTGGCAAAACGAAATCAAGGTGCAGAGAGATGCCAGAACGGATCGCACCAGCATCAGCGTCCTCCCTCCGATCCTCGTACCACCTTCCCGAGGTGCGATGAACTTGACTTTTGGCCCCGGAAGCAAGTTTCCACAGCGCCGTGGTGAAGAAATTTCGTGGATGGCACCCCCACCGGCGGATGGTGGGTCGATTGAGATCGAAAAAGCCTCACAGGCGTCTCTCGACACTTATTTTGGCCGTCCCACAGACCTCTGCCCCCAAGCCATTTCCCAACTCCACCAACAGGATCTCGTGGATGCGTGGCTGCTGGAGCTTCGCGGCGTGATCGCGCAGACACTCCAACTCTGCCA